GCGGTAACAGCAGAAGCACCCATAGGACCAGCGACAGCCATTGCCAGCGTGGGTGCGACACCCTTGAGAAGATTGAGTAAGTCATTCATTGCTCTGCCTTTCCATTAACCTTAATTGTCGGTTTATTTGTCTCTCTTTTTTCTCCAACCTAATCTCGGCTTTTTGTATCTTGATCCACATACTAATCAAGACTGGCGTGATGATTAAGATAATAGTCAGCATTACGCACACAAGGATCAGAATGCTTCGATAAATGAATTTATCCATACTGCGTATAGCCAAGAAACTACGAGCAGCGTGATAAACAATCCCATGCCAAGCTCAATCTTTTCTTGTCTGAACCTTTCCTGTCTGTAAGCCTCTATCTGTCTCCTAATTCTAATTTGTTCCTTGCGTTTTTGCTGTTCTGCTTGAACCTTTGAGTAGATGCTGTTGTAGTTCTCCCAGAGTGGTCCGAGTTGATAAGGCACATTCGCACCCCTCATCATTCCACTCAACTTGACATAGCTCTGGTCTAGTTCGTTTTTGTAAACAGAGAGTTCCAGAATCGTCTCAGGGTCTGGGTCAGCGCTTGCAAATACTTCTTCATATTTGATTTCCACATATTCGGTTAACTCCTTGTGGTGTCTAAAAAAAGCACCTAAGTGCTTAATGAATTGCTGAACGATCTCAGATTCGTTAGGGATGTGGGTTGTATAGACTTCCTTCTTTTTCGCCACAGGCTTTGCGTCTGTGGCTGCTGGCTTGGACTCGGCTGGCTTTGAGCCACCAAATAATCCGCTAAAGAATCCCCATATCCCTTTGACTTCCTTTGCGATTGCTTGGGCATCATCGGTTGCCTTCTTTATCTTCTGTACAGCGACCTTGCCCTGAGACAAGGCATCGCAGCAGTATGTGATCCCGTCATACGCCAGTTGCATTGCCTTGAAAGCAGCGCCAATGGTGATGGGATCAAACACATCACTTCTTTATGTCTTTATAAATCTGGTAGCACTTGTGGCAGATCATTAAGACGGTGTAGATCAGAGTCGCCCATATCAATATTTCGCTGACCTGAAAGCCAGCGACAGTTGCAAGGGATACGCCTACTGGCGGTGCTACCTTGGCAACTATTGCAGCAGCGCCTTCAGTTGTGTGCTCTGATGTCATGCTGGTGTATCCGCAGGTGTTGGCGTGTTGCCTTCAGCCACCCACTTTAAATAGACTTGATAGTCTGAATTAGCGGGGTCTACGGGGATAAATGCGTTGTCTGACAAACGCTGAATCATGTAACCATCTTTTGTTAATTTATACATTTATAACTCCGCTGATGCTATCCATTGAAATTGAACACAACCTGCTGTGCCACTCACAGAACCGCCTGAGTTTTGATACGCAAAAAATGACCTGTCATTAGCCACATTAGGTGTGCATGAATTTGTGGCAAGGTCTGTTCCAGCCATATTTGCTAAAGTGTTTGCAGTTCCATTAGGTGACCAAGTATTGACAGTTGGCGCAGTTCTTTTGGTAACCATAAAAGCAGTATTAGGTAATTTATCACCAGCGGTAACGGTATTCCCAGTTCCAATATATAAAGTTTGACCTGTATTTCCTTGTCCACTAGCACCAGCGGCTACATTTTGTTGGTAACTTTTTTCATAATACCTCTGACACAAAGCCAACTCAGTACCAAAAGGTCTGTAATCAAAACTCGTTGCGGTACTGCCTTTTTCTAGTTGTACGCCTGTGATGTAGAAGGTTGCGGATGCTGTGTTGGAAATTCCTGTTGACCCTGTTGCGTTGTAAACATTTGCGGATTGCCAAGAGCCAAGAGTAGATGTTGTACCGCCTGTTCCGCCTAACGACCATGCTACTTGTAACGAACAATTATTTGTTGTTGACCATGTTCCAGCAGTTGGGCCAGTCACAGTAATTGTTTTATATTCAAATGTATTTGCCGCATTAATTGTGTATGTTGTCACATAAGAATATGAAGATGCGTTATTTTGAAGATAAAACCCAAAAGTGCCTGTAACGCTAGAACGAACCCAAAAAGATACAGTAAATGTGCTTGCCGATGCTGTACCCAACCCAAAATCGTTTGTATTATTTGCTTCAATTCTTTGCCATACAGCATTAAATCCAGAAGCATTTGCTGATGACGTGGTAATTAAAAGGCTGTTATAAAAACCAGTTGGTGCAGTAGTGCTTTGTTGCGCGGTAAATTGAGTGCTAGTAGAAGACTGAACAATAAATCTATCAACGGGGTATTGCTGGTTGTTATTAACAGTAACACTAGCCCCCGCATTACGCTGGTCTATCACCATCGCTGAATTTATGATGCGGTTTTTAAAGCCAAAATTGCTAGACGCATTGAATACATCAGAGCCGTTAACCTTGGCTGTTATCTCTCCAGTACCCTTTGCAACTAACTTGAATCCGATATTGGTGTCCCCACCAGATGCAGTAAGAGTTGGAGCAACTCCAGTCGCAGCGTTTGCAAGAGTTACTTCATTTACTGCCGATGTTGTTGCAGTTACCTTTAGCAGCTCGTTGCCATTGGTGTCAATGACATCGCCTACTAACTTTAGATTCTTACCGCTACCGATATTAAGACCGACCGATGTTCCAGTACCTGCTGCTGCAAAGATTGCATCTACCGAGTCTAGATCGGTATTGATCTTCGTACCCCATGTATCTGTTGACGCACCTACCTCTGGTTTGGTAAGTAATAGGTTTGTTGTTGTGGTATCTGCCATAGTTCACCTTCATGCTGGGACTTGCGTCCATGTTTCTGAATTGTCCGATATTTCTGTCCAATCTTCAGATGTATCTGAGACTGGACTCCAGCTCTCCGATGTATCAGTTATTGGTGTCCATGTCTCTGGCGTATCCGACTGTGCTGTCCATGTTTCTGGAGTGTCGCCTTGTCTATCCCAATAAAAGTATCCAACATTGCCAACAGCGCCAGCAATGATTTCCCCAATTATCTCAAGAGTTCTAGCATTCTGTGTGTCGCCAATAGCAGTTGCTGAAGATACGCCAGACAGCTCAATCACGGTAGCAGACGATGCCACTACTGTGCCGACATTACAAGCAGACGCATTCCCAGAGATAGAGACAGATACGCTGTTGACTACTGAGTCAACCGCACCAGTTGACTGGTTTCCATCAATGCCAAGGGCTTTAGAAACCGATCCGACTGCTGTGGTTGAGGAGACTCCAGATATGGATACCGAGACAGATAAGCCAACAGACCCAACATTACCTGTGCCGACTACACCATCCTCTTGCTCAGACACATTGACTAATACAGTTCCAACGGCAGTCGTTGACGCATTACCCGTCAACGCAATAGATGTAGCGCCACGGCTTACAGAGCCTACGGCAGCCGTTGACGCATTACCCGTCACCGATGCAGAGATTCCTTCTGCAACGCTTCCTACGGCTGTTGTGGAGGCATTGCCAGTTATGGCGTGAGTGCGTGTTTCTGCAACGCTTCCAACGGCTGTCGTTGAAGCATTACCCGTTATGGCAATAGATGTCGCCCCGCGAGTAACCGATCCAACCGCAGTTGTGGATGCGTTGCCTGTTACTGCAATTAGTGGGGTTGCAACCACAGAGCCAACCGACAAGGTTGACGCATTACCCGTTATGGCAAAAGATGTAGCGCCTCTGGCAACGCTGCCGACAGCAGTCGTTGACGAGTTGCCAGTAATAGCAACGGTTAGTACCTCTGCAACGCTACCTACGGCAGTCGTTGAAGCATTGCCAGTTATGGCGTGGGTACGTGTTTCTGCAACGCTGCCAACGGCAGTCGTGGACGCATTGCCAGTTATGGCAAAGGATGTTGCCCCGCGAGTTACAGAGCCGACAGCAGTAGTTGACGAGTTACCCGTTATGGCAACAGATGTCGCACCAGTAACGCTACCAACATTACCCGTTGCTACCGTCCCGTCCTCTTGAACCGATATTGTTTCTGTAACGCTACCGACAGCAGTTGTTGATGCGTTACCTGTCAGGGCAAAGGATGTTGCACCACGACTGACCGACCCAACGGCAGTAGTCGATGCGTTACCTGTAATCGCAAAGGATGTTGCGCCACGACTGACCGATCCGACGGCAGTTGTTGACGAGTTGCCTGTTATTGCTGTCGATCTGTTTACGCCAACAGTTCCAACATTGCCAGTTGCAATATTGCCATTCTCTTGAATGGAAATAGTTTCTGTAACACTACCAACGGCAGTCGTTGATGCGTTGCCAGATATTGCAACGGTTACTACTTCTACGACGCTACCGACAGCAGTAGTCGAAGAATTACCAGTTAGAGCAAAGGATGTAGCGCCTCGACTTACAGAGCCAACCGCAGTAATTGATGCGTTGCCAGATATTGCAACGGTTATGACTGGTAAGACAGAGCCAGCCGAACCAGTTGCAGCGTTACCAGTAATGGCAACAGTTGGTACATCTCCGTAACCGTAAGCCCCGCGACCGTACCGACCAGAGCCGTAAGCAGCCATGTTGCTGCCCCTTTAATTAAGCGAGTCTGATCAAGCCTGTGCTTGCATCATTCGTTGGCATGGTGAGTGTAAAAGTTCCAGCCGTAACGGTCTGAGAACCGAAGGTGTGGACGCTAACTGCTTTGCTACTTTGTGTAGTGTTATAGATCAACACACAGTCAAATGCAGTTGATAAGGTCACATTGGTGTATGTAATGCTGCCGTTTGGTGTTGTAAAAGCTGTCGTTCCACTTGTGCTTGGAGCTGTAAAAACTACCGCAACGCCACCTGCTGCGTAGTTAGTTCCAGTAACTTCACCAGTTGTTGAATACGCAGTAGTTGCAGCGTTGATGGTTGCAGATGCCAAAAACAAGGCAGCTTTAAAGGTGTCGGCAGTTGTGGCTGCGCGTATAACGCCTGTGCCAAAGTTGTGAACACCTACCAGTAATTCGCCCTTGAACGAAGTACACATTGCTTGAGTATTTGCCATGATGGTTTCCTTATCCTAAAGATTGAGCGACTGGTTCGCCAGTCACGGTCATGCGTTTTAATTTCATATCGACTGAGCGATGCACAAGCTCGCCTTCTAGCCAATACTCAACCCATTGAGTTGTCTCATTGTCATTGTCAATTATCCCCTCTTTTTTCTCAAGAAGAGAGTCGTCCATTTCGCCTTTTGTCGTGTTTACTAGCATTGTCTATCCCAAAGTTCTTGCGCGAGTAATTAAAGTGCCACCAGTTGAAGAGCTGCGATCATCTGCTTTTGTAACCTCTTCAAGACCAGCTCGGTACATCGATGCCCATACCGTAATTCTCGCATCATCTTGAAGATAAGGAGCTGCTTGCATAAGAGCGCCATACAGATAAACATCGGGAGCAGAAGTCAGCAGCCAGTTGGTTGTGTTGCTAGTTGATAACTTACTCAACTTTGCGTAATAGATCAACTCACCCGTGTAGGCAGTATCTGGTACTGGAAGGTAGCGAAACTGCTCACCCACCACGGTAAAAAATACAGGTTTAGTCGCTGTGCGATATGTAACCGACAGAGTGTCCATTGAGTCAATAGTCTCAAACCCCAATGGCGTGACGGGATTGGTATCGAGCTTGAAAGACTTAACTTCCAAAAAGTCACTCGGTACTGCGGAGTATTCGGTAGTGATCGACGCTGTGGATCGCACGATCATCTGTCTGGTGCGCAGATTACGCTCAATCTGAGCCTCTGCCAAACTAATAAAGTCAGGAATAGCAGTAGTCAGGTCTGAGCGATTAAGCCAGTCCCCGACAGAAGTCTTCAGCTCGTTATAAGTGGTTAACGCCATCTTCAGCCTTTTCTGCTTTCTCCAAGTCGCGCATCACCCAAGTGTGATCGTGCTTGAATTCAAATGTCCCAATGTGTCCGATCTCTTTGGACACATCATGGTCTATGTAGATTTTAAAGCCAGCAGCCTGTGCTTTACGACAGAAGAAAACATCCTCGCCAACATACCCGCGCTTGTCGTTGCGCCAAGGAGTCTCGAACCAAGGTTCACTCAAAGCCTCAAAGACCTTGCGTTTGATGAGCATTACGCCCATGCCGATAGAGCCGACTTCCTCAATCCCTGTGGACTCTGGCATTGTGTAGATGAGCACGCGCTCACCGTTCTCGTCATAGCGTTGGGCAGTTGGTCCTGTGGGCATCCTGCGCCTTGCGCAGTTCGTTGCCACGACATCCAAGTCATGCGCCAAGAGTCTCTCGATCATGTCTTGCGGGAAGGTCATGTCTGAGTCCACAAACAAGATATGGGTACAACCCTCTGCCATTGCGTCTAGGCACAGATCAGCACGCTGGGTCTGGATAAGTGTTCCTTGCATAATCTTCAAGGACACGGCATCAGTCGTGTTAATCGTGTGGTGCGCCACCATGTTGGTTATGCAAAAAGCATAATTTGCGTGAACCATGTCACGCGCTGGTGTGCAGACTGCAATGTAGTTTGGGGTCATAGTTGTCCTGATCTAGTTCTGAAATACTTGTTTTCTGGGTCATTAAGCCAACGCTTCATGTAGGCTTCGTCTTCTAACTTGCCTTCAGCCTTTAGCTGGAAGTAGATAGACATCGGGATGCTGGCGACTCTGCTCCACTCGCCCCACCGAGCACGCTCATCAACCTGTGCGTACTCTTGCTTATTCTCTTCAATGATCGCAGTCACATCTTGTTGTGTGTGAATCGTTGCCTGATTCGTTTCATCATCAAATTCAAATGTGCGCGTGATCCCTTGATCAGCGTCTGTACTAAATAGTCTTTTTTCAATCATGTAGAAAAAAAGGGTCTGAGTTTCCCCAGACCCTTCGTTAGTTCAATTAAGAAGTAACCAAGTCAGCAGCAATGCCGTGGGCATTCTCAGCCAACACTTTGTGACCCCACTCAACGATCAGCATACGCTTTTCAGCGTCGCCAGTCTTTGCCAACTCAACTTGTTGGTAAGGACGCAAAGTTGTGACTTTTGCGTAATCTGGATCGATCACGAAAGCATCACGCTCGCGCTGGAAGCGGTTAGGCACGACTTGCACTTGACCGAAGTCAGACACATAGATGTCGGCAGCACCGATGATCGTTGCAGGACGGTCACCACCATTGAGGTTGTAACGAGCTGAAGCGATACCAGAGAAGCCAGACACGCGCTGCTTGTTGACTGGACCAGTCATCAAGATTTTTGGTGTACCGCCAGAAGTCCAAACTTGTTGAATAACATTCTTCAAGATGGTCTCTGTAAAGGTACGCACATTGCCGTCACTACGAGCGCCAGTAGGCACAGTCG